GTCTATTCAATCCGCAATTACAATAAGTTCCAGGTGGTCGGCGCGCCCAAGCGGGACAGGGTGCGGGACGATCACCGGGACGCGAGCGGGACAGCACCGGGACACGAGCGGGACAAAGAAGAAGCAGGGGTAACAGGGGTAACAGGGGAAATATCGGATAGATCTGAACTAATCCTACCATTGTCCGATCCGCGACGCGGATCGGACGAGGTGGGGGCTGGTTCGGTTCCAGCCAAGGGCGAAGGCGATCGGCCTGCCTCCGCTTGTCCGCCCGCGTCGGCTCCCAAGATCGCGAGGCCATCCGACGACGTCGACGGGTTTGAAAAATTCTGGCGCCAGTCCGATCCGCCTAAGCACGCCGCCAAAGCCAAAGCCCGCACCGCGTGGGCGAGAACGCGGCACATCCGGCCACCCGATGACGTGCTGATTGCCTGCCACGCGGCATACCGGGCGAGCGTGGCGGAGGAAAATTCCCGGCGGCGGCAGGAACGCCCGCCGCGTGCGGCGCTGTCCCTCTGCCACCCGGATACGTTCCTGACCGATCGCCGGTGGGCGGATTTTCTGCACGTCGCGACAGGCAAGCCCGCTGCCGCGCCGCCGCGTCCGGACTGGGGCGAGCGCGGCCATCGACTAGCGGCGGCGATCGGCGGCGATACCGTGTTCGCGGCGTGGTTCGGCGAGGCGGTTCTCGATGATCGCGATGTGGTGACGATCACGGTCGCCAAGGCGTACCAGCGCAAATGGATCGAAGAACACTTCCGGCAGGCACTTGAGCGTGTGTTCGGCGAGAGCGTGCGCGTTGTGTGCGGCCCCGTAAAGGCGGGCGCCTTGGCTGCCTGACACACCGCCCGCCATGCGTGATTGGCGGGGGACTAGGCGTTAGCGCGCCTGAACCCGACGAGCTTGCACTCGTCCCGAAAACATCCCCGGTCGGTGATCCCGGCCCGCCACCCGCGCGCGGGCGGCGCTTGGGTAAGCAAGAGGAATTATGATTGCAAGAGTAACCATACCCGGTGCTCGCCGAGTGAAGAAAATCGGCGATAATCTTCTGATTTTGGGGGACACGTTGAAGGTCATGAAGGGGCTGCAAGGCCGCTTCGACGTCATCGTCTCTGACCCACCCTATGGAATCAACTACAAGCCAGCGAGCACCAACAGCGCCTTGTGGCGCGATGTGAAGGGAATCGTCGGCGATGATCAGCCGTTCGACCCGGCGCACATGCTGGAAGCCAAAGTGCCGACCGTGTTGTTTGGCGCCAACAATTTCGCCAGCAAATTGCCGGACAGCCGCGGATGGCTTATTTGGGACAAGCGCCCCGGCATGCGTCCGATGTGCTTTAGTGACTGCGAAATAGCGTGGTCATCGCTGTCGAAACCGGCGCGTATGATCCGCTACGTGTGGAGCGGGGCATGTCGAGGCCCTGAAACCAAAGATCCGCACTGGCACCCCACGCAGAAACCCATCGAGGTCATGCGCCAGCTAATCGAATATGCCAGCAGGCCTGGGCAAACGATCCTCGACCCCTACATGGGTAGCGGCACCACTGGTGTTGCTGCGCTTCGCGCTGGCCGCAAGTTCATCGGCATCGAGATTGAGGAGCGTTGGTTCGTCAATGCGGTCCGCCGGATAACCTGCGAAATGCAGCGCTAGTGGAGCCTCTATAGCATTTGCCCGGCCAGCGATGGCCGGGCATTTCCTCAAGATCTAGGAGAATACGATGGATGTGGCCAGAATTGATCAAGGCGCGGGCAAATTATTGTTCACCGAATGGGCGCCAGTTGGGTCTGCATTTTGCAGTTAGGGCAAACAAATGTGATTGAGGGCAACATGTGGTTTGATCCCGCCGCGGGGTTCAACATTGAAAATTTCTTGTTTTCAAAACAGTTGGGGCAAAAATAGGGAGAGTGGTCCTTGCCTTCGGGAGGGCCCTTTTCTCGGTATACAAAGCCGCCGGTTCGATTGCGCTCGCGAACGTAACCTACAGCCTTCTCGTCAAAACGTTTTGCAGCTTCGATATTTGCCTTAAGTGCCGCGAGTTCTTCCACCGCTTCGTTGCGTTCCTCTTGCAGGGTGGCCGCTTGTTCTCGTGCGGCAAATGCTAGGTCGAACATTTGGCCCGCTGCGGCACGTAGCTTATCAGGATCATTCGAGTCTCTGACTTCTTTCGCAATCTCATAAAGAGACCGTAACGACTTAAGCGCAGCGACCCCTTCGCCAATCACCATGTCTCTCACCTGAAAGCTGGATTCGGCTCACATTACGGCATCAGTATTTCTTTTTACAGGGGCTGCGCGTCGTGGGCGGCGGTATCTGAGAGCCGAGAAACGTTCTCATTTGCTATTTGGGTGGGCGTAAGACCTCGCAGCATCTCCGGCGGGGTGATCGGCAAATGTACCGCCGGATTCGGAATGAGCGGCTGGCGGACAGTGCGGATGGCTTCCATCGCGACGACAAACACATGCCCGCACCCGATCTCATCCGAGCAATGGTAATAGACTTCGCGATAGGTGCTGTCTTTCTTGCCGCCAGTGCGGGCGAAGGCTTTGGCGCCGCAGTGGGGACAACAGATATGGGGAAGGCGGCTACTCAAGGGGACACTCCGGTTGTTGCGTGATGAGGGGGCGTAACACGCGAATAAATTCATACACTAAGCGCCTCAAATTTACCGTATCGACCATCACGGCGCGGTCTCCAGTTTGATGGTGGTCGAGAAACCTCTTTCGTCGATGCGGTGATCCACATCGGTCACGAGCCATTCTTGGGCATCAATGGCGGGTTTGAAGCCGGAGACTTTGGTGCGCTGCTCCGGCGCGGCGTCGGCCCGGCCGAGGGCAAGCGTAAGGTCAAGCGTTGCTGGCATGCGCTTCAGACGGGCCCGTTCGGTTTCGGCGGCGCGGCGGGCCTCGACTTCGCTGGCGTATACTTTGCGCAGGCGTTTGGAGCCGGTCTTTTCTCCCGCCGTGACGGCCTTTCGCTTGGCGGCGCTCTTGTCGTGCCAGCTTGCGGTCACCCCTTTGTAGTCGGTGCGGGTTTGGCGGGCCCAGCGGTGACGGTCTCCATCTTTGCGAGTGATGACGAGCTTTGGCAGCGCTGTGCCGCCAGCCGTCACCCCGGAGCCCTTGCGCGCGAAGATCAGGCTTCCGGCCTTTATCGTGGCAACGGCGTCGTAATCGACTCCCAGGCGGCGCAGGAAGGCGATGTCGCTTTCTCGGCTCTGTGTGAGCGAGGCAATCGAGATGCCCGCCAGATCGGCCGCAACGCGCGCTGTGAGGCCGTTGCGCATGGCGATCTCTCGGAGGACCGTTCCCAATGAGGTGTCGGACCAATGCTGCTCGCGCCGGTCCCGCAGCGCGGCCGTAAAGTCGGCCGACCGCGCCTTCAGGGTGACTTGGTCCGGTGGGCCGCTGTGTTCGATTTCGTCAACCTTGAACTGTCCCTTGCCGACGAGGCCGGGCACAACGTCAATTCCCTGCTTCCAGCCGATGGCGACCGTCAGGACCGCACCGGGCGAAGGCAGATCGAGCAGGCCGTCGCTATCATCAAGCGTGATGTCGAGCTGGTCTGCGTCCTCGCTCCGCCGCTCCGATATCGAGAGACTGACAAGGCGAGGGCGCATCTTGCCGGTCAAATCCTTCCCGTCGAGGGTGACGGTCCAGTCGGGAATGTTGTTGCGTTTGTCGCTCACGCGGCCGTCTCGCTTGGCTGGCCGCTGGCGGCTTGGCTCGGATCGTCGACGCGGAGCAGGCTGAGCGAGAAATCAATGACCCGCGCTTGGCCGTCTGCCATCAACTCGCTATGGCGTTCGTCCAGCCCCTCAATCACGTAGAACCCGACAACGTCGCCTTGGCCGGTCACCAGGGCGTAGGCCTCGCCCGCATCGGCCATGTCGCGAAGCTCATCGAGCGAAACCTGCCCGTCACAGATCTCAGTCCAGACGGCTCCGCCGAGATTGATGGTCTCTTCGCCGGGGCCGACGAATTGCGTGGCATCACGCGCGCCCACGCGCTGGGAGCGGGCATGACGCCAACTGGCACGCCGCTGCAGGTCTTCATAGGCAAGGCTTGAGACTTCGAAGATGAACATGCCGAGGGCCAGAAGCTGCATGCTATTCGTCCTTGTAGGCGCGCCCGGCCTTCTCGCGTTCGATGCGGGCGATCTCTTCCCGAACCGCCCGCGCGATGTCCGGCGCCGCGGCGCCGTTCGCGTTGATCGTGATCGAATAGTGCCGGACCTGACTGTCACCGCTGGCGGGGGCGGTGGCGCGAGCGGCATCTGGGGCGGCTGCCGCGGGCAGAGAAACCGGGCCTGCCACGGCGGCCCCAACGGCGATCGCACGCGTCAACCGTGCCGATAGATCGCCGACGCGCGATAACGGTGCTCCGGTGCCCGCTTCAATGCCCTGGGCGAGGCCGCTCATCATGTAACCGCCGATGTCGGCGAATACCCGGCTCGGGGAATGGATGCTGAGGGCCTTCCGGATCGGGGCCGGGATCAATTGCGCAAACGCTGTCAGCTTGCCGATGAGCCAAGCCTTGGCGCCCTCGATGCCGGACCAGATTCCCTGCACGATGTTGCTGCCGATACCGGCCATCATGGCCGGAACGCGTTGCGTGAGAAACGCCACCCCGTCAGCGAAGAAGGTTTTGATTTTGGCCCAGAGGTTCGCGAGCCATGGGCCGATCGTGTCCCAATTGCGGTAGATCAGATACACCGCCGTCGCGATCGCGATGATTGCCGCGAGGATGGGATTTGCCATCACTGCCGCGCCGACGATCCGGATACCGACAGCGATTAGCCGAAGGCCGCCAGATGCGAGGCCTAAGAGAGGTCCAAGTTTTGAAAGGACGAACACCATCGCGGCCCAGCCATTTATCAGAGCGCCGGAGGCAATGCCGATGCCGCCAAGCGTAACCAGCAACGCGGCGCCCGCCGCCGCCACCATCACGAGTGCCTTGGCAAGTTTCGGATGACGCTCCGACCAATCGGCGAATTTGTTCGCAACCGCGGTGAGCTTTTCAGCGAGGACCGTCACCGTGGGAAGCAAGAGGGCGCCGACCGAGAGCGCCAGATTCTTCAAGGCGATGTCATTGGCCTTGGCCTTTTCTGCAGCATCCTGCATGCGCTCGGCAAAGTCCTTTTCGACCGTGCCGGTGGCGCTGAGGGCTTCGCCGCGGATTTTGCGGTATTCCACCATGTTCTGCAGAATGGGGCGCAACGCGGCTTGGACCTGCATATCGCTGAACAGATAGCTGAGTTTATCCATCTTGCCGCCGAGTGCCTTTTGGGTCAGTTCGGCGATGGCTTCGATCGGCGTCTTGCCTTCCGCATAGGCCTTCTTGAGCGCCTTCGGAAGATCCACACCGAACTTCGCAAAGTTCTGGGTGACTTCTCTGGAGTTCAGCTTGGTGATGAGATTGACGACGTTGTTGGCCGCTTCGTCGGCGCTACCGGCGCCCTTGGTGGCGATTTCGAGGGCGGCGGTCAGGTCGGCGACGGCGCCGACACCCTTCTGACCGAGGGCGGTATAGCCAGCCGTCAGTGCCGGAAAATACCGCGCCATATCCTTCAGTTCGAATGAGCCGGCCTTTCCGCCCGCGGCCATGATGTCGAGCGCCTTGCCCACCTCAGTGAGGGGAACTTTGAGATTGTCGAAGACGGCAAAACCCGCGGCCGACAGGTCGCCCATTTCGGCCTTATAGGCGGTTGCAGCCTTGCCGATCGGCGCCATCATTTTGGCCGCGGTTGCAGCGTCCAGGCCCTTGCCGGTCAAGACGTCCATGCCGCGCTGGATGTCTTCGGAAAACTGGTTCGTGTTCTTGGCAACGATGCGCAGTTCGCCGCCAAGCTTCTTCGCCGCCGCGCGCGACATATCGGATTTCTGCGCGATGTCGGTCATCACCGACTCGTATTCGCGGGCCGAGACGACGGCTTCATACATGGGGGCGGCGGCTGTAACGCCGGTCGCCAAGGTCGCCGCTCCGCCGATCGCCATTCTCTGCGCGAGCCCAGTGCGCGCGTCATAGCGGCGCCGCGCCGCCGCGGCTCTATCGAGCCGCCCCTGTTGCTCGCTGAGGCGGAGCGAGGTTTGCCGGATACGGTCGGCGAGGATTTGTTCGTGATGGCTGAGTGCCCCGACCTCGATACCTGCCGCCTTCATTTCGCCGGCCAGATCGTTGAGGCCTTCGGCCTGGCGCTTGGTGAGGCCTTCAAGGGTCTGAACTTCGCGGCCGGTCTTGGCATAGAGATTTTGCAGCTTCTTGGTCGGGGCTGCCGTTGCCTCCATTTGAGTAGCGAGGGCCTGTTGCCTCTGGCGGGCTTCGGCGAGTTTTGCCGTCTGCTCGGTGAGGCTCGCCTGCTGGCGCTGATAGGCGGAAATCTGCTTTTGCTGGTTTTGCAGTGCCTCCAATTCTGTCCGGGTAGCCTTGAGGGCCTTGGCGGCGCGCGAGGTTCCGCCCACGATGTCTTTCATCGGGCCGCTGACGCGGTCCAGAGCATCAAGGATGAACCGGAGGCGCAACTCGTTCGCCGCCATAACTACTCCTTCAGTATCTTGAAGCGCTCGATGGCGAGCGCTCGCCATTCCATCAAATCGCTGAGCGCCATGTCGTTCATCTCAGACGGTGGCCAATGAAACACCGCTGCGATATCGGCGAAGGCGTCCTCTACGCGCGCGGGAAGCCCTCGAGGTCCGCTTTCTGCAGAAAAAAACTTCCGATCTCGGTCGCACAGGCGAAGAGGTCTTCGGACGGCATAGCCGCTGCTTCGGCCTCGGTGATGGTGGGAGACGAGATGCGCGGCAAGAGCTTGATCATGGCGTTGACGTCCATGCGGGCGAGGTCAGAAAGCGCCAAGCCGCGAAGCTCGCCCGAATTGGGGCGGCGCAGCGTGAGGGCGGCAATCTTGTCGTCGCCGCGCTTGATCGCAGTATCGAGCGGTACGTCACGGAATTTCTCGTTTTCGGGTTTGGTGTCGGTCACGGAATATCTCCAAAGGAAAGGAGCGCCGGGGCTGGCCCGGCGCAATTATCAGAACATGCCGAGAGCGGCGCGCTGATCCTGAAGCCGGTCAACACCGCCGACGATTTCGACCATGTTGATCGGGTCGATTTCGATCTCGGTCTTGCCGTTCCAATTGAGCTTGTAATAGGCAAGCTTCATCTTGATCTTGAATTCGCCGTTCTCGCCGGGCTTGGCGTTGCCAAAGTCGATCTCTTCGTGACGGCCGCGCACGATCACTTCGACCGTGTCGAGCGCACCGGTATCGTGGCTTTGATAGGCACCGACGAAGCGAAGATAGACGCCGTCGATTGTGGTTTCGCCATACTGGCGGATGATGTCGAGCATCGGCCCGCCGAAGGTCGCTTCCATTTCCAGGACGTCGCCGCCCTTGTCGAGAGCGACGGGTCGATCCATGCCCCCGCCTTTCCACTCTTCGAACTTGCGCGCGAGCTTGGGGAGCGTGACCTCGGAGGCCTCGCCGAGGTAGTTGTTGCCATCATTGAACAGCAACATATTTTTGAGGGTCTTGGGCAGAGCCATTTTGTGTCCCTATGGTGTGAGAACGTTAGGCGGCCGAAAGCTGGGCGCCGAATTGGGCGAAGTAGCTGTCGGTAATGCGCTGATTGAAACCGAGGTCTTCGAGCGGCGGGGGCACCGTGAAATCGTAATCGATGCGCAGCTTTCCGGCCTTGAGACTGGAAGTGCTGTTTTGCGCCGCGTCGTACCAGCACGAGCCGCCGAGAATGATCCCGCGGGCTTTCATCGCGCGCATGAAGCCGTTGATGGTTTCGACGATGTCGGTCACGAGAGCGGGCGTCAGCGGTTTATCGATCGCCCATTCCATGCCTTCGCCGATCGTGTCGGCGACAAGCTGGGCAACGCGGACGGTGCTTTCGAAGACGAAAAGCCCGCTGTCGTCGCAGGTGCGATTGCCCCAGAAGCGGAAACCGCTCGACGTGCGCACAAGGGCGGTGATTTCTTTGGCGTTGAGGAGAGCTGCCTCGGTTGTATCGCTGTGTAGATCCCACTGAATGTCCTTGGTGAGGCCGGTAACTCCGTCGACGACGACATTGGAGAGGGTTTTGTGCGGACCGGTGTCCTGGTCGATCTTGGCGCGCAGGCCGAGCGCGCGGGAGACGCCGTAGCTCGGGGCGGTTGCGGCCGCCACGGTGTCGAAGGTGAGGAAATCGGGATAGAGCAGCATGACCTCGCGCGCCGCGAAATTGGTGCGATAGGCGATCGCCTCGGCAATAGTCTCGCCATGGGCGGAGGCATAGACGAAGCCGCGAAGCTTCTTTGCCACCACGATGAGCGCGGCGGTGACCGCCTGGGTGTCGAGGCCCGGCGCACCAAGAATGCGGGGCCGCACACCAAGCTGGCTCTCGGCAGCAAGAAGGGCCTGCATCCCGGTCTTGAGGCCTGCGGTGTCGTCGCCGATGACCTTGGTGGTCTGGTCTGCGGCGACCGCCTCGGCGTTTGCACCTTCGCCGACGCCCACGCGGACCACGACCACAACCGGGCAGGTCTGATCGGCGATGTCGCGCAAAGCTTTGTGCAGCGTGCCGGTTTTTCCGGCCTTACCTATCGCGGTCTCAATGTCGGTGATGAGGGCGGGGCGGTCGAGCGGGAACGTTGCGGCGTCGGCATCGGGCGCGGTAGCGACGAGGCCGATAATGGCGGTCGAGGTCTCGGTGAGCGTGCGCGAGCCATCGGTGATTTCGATGACGGTAATGCCGTGTTTGAAGGGCATGAAGCCTCCTATGCGAGACGGGTGAGAGGGACGATTAGGGTGGTTGCAGTCGGGACCGGCCGGTCGGTGCGGGTTCCTTCGATGGTGAGGCTTGCTTTGCCGGGTGTGGCGCCCGCCGACAGCCTTACGCGCCGGATGGCGAGGCGAGGCTCCCACCGGCTTAAGGCCGTTGCAGTGGCGGCATAGAGCTTCAGAGCGGTCGTCGGGCCGAACGGCTGGTCGAGCAGTTCGGGAAGAAGTGAGCCGTAGTCGCGGCGCGCCACCCGCGAGCCGATGGGCGTCGTCAGGATATCGGCGACCGACTGTTTCAGGTGGGCGTCGGTTGTCACGGTGAGCGCGGCGCCCGTGTTTCGGTTCATTCCGCTCATGGTTGTGGCTTGCCCGACAGGTCTGTGCCGGATTTGACGCCCGCGTGCGAGTGGTTCTTAAGACTGATACCCGCGGCTGTTACATCGCCATCGGCGGCGACATTGCCAGAGGTTCTGATGTTTCCGGTGATTTCTATATCGCCGGTGATCTTGACCCCGCCATGGGCAACAAGATTGACCGTTCCCCCGCTCGGCAACGTGGCGGTGAGGGCGTGGGATGCGATGTTGTAGGCGAGGCGCGCGCCATCCGAAAACGTCAGCGAGTGCGTCTTCGGATCGTTTTCTGGCTGGGGATGTGCCGAGCAGTATAGGCCGAGAAGCACAATGCCGGATTCGGTATCGCCTTCTGGGCAAATCAGAAGGCATTGTTCGCCTTCGCTCGGCGCCGACCAGCTCCGCACGTCTCCAGCGCGCCCAGCAATCCAAGGCAGCGGCGGCGTGGTGAGGTCGCCGGTCTCGACAACGCAGGTGCCCGATGCGGCATCGACCGCCTTAATGCGGGCGAACCGCAGGATATCTCCGGCAGTTTGTGCGAGGTTGAGGTGCGCGTCCATGGATTGGACAATGACGCGCGCCTTTGTTGATTGCGCTCTTTCCCACTTGGAGAGAGCGCCTCTCCAAGTGGGTTAGGTTGCGGGTGTTTCGGACGGTTCGGTGATGGGAGGGTTTAGGCTTTCGGGGGTGATGTTCGAAATCGCACCGACCGCGATCTTGTTCGCAACGCCCAACGAAACCGCGTCCACTCGGGCTTTGGTTGCGTCGGCGTCATAGGCTCCCGTTTCGTCAAGGCAGGCATTGACGGCGCGGGCATGCGTCACCCCAGCATGCACAAACGTGACCTGCACCGAGTGGGCTTTGCTATCGTATGCACCAATGGAAATTTCCATGAACCTGCCTCCTAAGCAGCCTGTACGACCGTGAGCGTCCCGCCGCTAATAGTCAGATCCGCTGATGCGGTATATTTCACGGCAAAGGTGTGAAAGTCGACCGAAAGACCGGTCACAACAATTGAGATTGTGGCAGGGCAAACAACTGCATCTGCGGAGGAGAGCGCGCCAATAGAAGTCCACGCGGCAGGAATGGCGGCACCGTCTACATACAGTTGGGCATAGAATGGTCCTTGGCCCGTCTGCCAAACGCCGTTGAACATGACAAGAGCCTTACCTGACGAAATCGTACGCGTGTAGTCCCCGCTCCATGGCGTCGTTGCTTCAGGATGTGTGGTGGCATTCGGCATCCACGAACTTGCGGTTGGTACAAACTCCGACAAGTGCCTGCCGTCGAGCGTATCGGCATCAAGTGCAGAGCCGGAACCATCATTGCCTGCGTGCCAAACGCGATTTCCGCTATCATACAGTGCACCTGCATAAAGCGGCTTACTTCCGTTCGTGCCGGGCCCGACCCTCACCCCACTTCCGCGGTAATTGACTAGCCCGAGAGGGGCCGCGTCGACGCCACTTTCGACGGTATCAAAAAAGCCACTCCCATCGATTAGGCCGAATGAAGTGTTGCCATTGATGTAGAGATTTGCGCCTAGTGCCAGAGTGGATGGCAGATCTGTGCGGACGAAGGAGCCTGTGCCAAGCCCGTGGAACAGATCTGCATCCAAACCTGAACCCGCGCCATCATTCCCGGCATGCCAGATCTGGTTTCCGCCAACTGTGAACAGCCCTGACGGATAGAACGAGAGATAGGCATTCGTACCGCCAGTACCGGCACGAAGGCCAACAGCCCCAGAACCCACGTCATACAAGAATTGGTTGCCGCTACCGAACGCATAGCTGTGGGCGGTAACCATTCCTCCGACGTTGAGCGGCCCAAGCATGGCGTCGCCAGATTTGTTGACTGGGATGTAGCCAAGCCGTTCGACGATGTTAGTGAAATACGAGGACTCTCTTCCGTCGAAGAGATCGGCATCAAGGCCGGAGCCGGCACCATCGTTTCCGGCATGCCAGATAACGCTGCCGTTAATCGCTAATAGGCCGGATGGACTGAACGAGAGATAAGCGTTGGAGGTGCCCATACCCGCGCGGATGCCGACACTGCCACTGCCCGCGTCGTAGATAAACTGGTTTCCAGAGCCAAGGGCGAGACCACTTGCGTTGAGTGTGCCTTCCACACCAACCGTACCGGCAAAGTTAGCTCCACCATTGAACGTCACACCGAGATCGGCGGAATGGGTATAAAAATGCGCGTTAGCTGCACTGCTCGCACGTCCACCGCCACCAAAACATAAATAGCCGTCAGCCGTCGTTGCCCACAGAAAGTTTGCGGAACCACGCGAAAATTGGATCGCGGAGCCGGTTAGCGTTACGCGATCGCCCGAAGAGACGGTTAGGTGATCGTTGATAGTGTCGCCAGCTTTGTTGAGCGGGGTGTAACCTAGCCGCGCCGGAACGTTGGCATAATACGAGCCCTCTTGGCCATCGAGAAGATCCGCGTCGAGGCCCTTTCCATCGCCTTCGTCCTTGAGGGCGGCGGATTTTATCCCAAGGGCGGCGCGCATCGCTGCCGCATTGATGGCCGTCAGAATGCCTTTCACAAAATCCGACGGTGCGCCGTTACCGAAGCGGGTATTAATCCAGTTGGTGACGGCCGATAGCATGGCCTTCGGCGTCACGGCACGGGTCGTATCCGTTCCCGTGGTTGCTTCGCCCTCCGTTGCCAACTCGACCACGCCGTCGCGCTCGGTAGTCGCCGGCGGGTTCAAAAAGTTGGTGTTGCCGAACGCGATCTGTTTGGTGTCGCTTGCAGTGAACGTGATGTCAATCGCGAGCAAGAGCATGGATGCCCCGGCTTTCTCCATGATGAGAGCCGGGGCGTTACCGTAAATGCCGAACAGTGTTCCATCACTGAGATAGAGCGCGAAGCCGCGAAGCTCGTAGGCGTCAATGCTGTCGTCGCGAATTGTAATGTGGACCGTATAGGCGTCCGACGCCTCGCCGGAAAACGTCGTCAGCCGTTTGATTTCTCCGGGAAGCACCAGGGCATCCGGCGATGCGGTAAAGTTCGCCGCCGTCACGCCGACTTCAGCGATTGTGACCGGGTTCGTCCCGCGCGCGGCAACAAGGGCCGCGCGGCCGCGATCGGTGATGGTAATGGCGATGCCGGACATGGGGTGTTTCCTTAGGCGTCGAAGTGGAGGCGGGAATAGGCGACGGGCCGTGCCTGCGCCGCGATGGCGACAGAGGCGTCAGCGCTAAGGCCTTGGGTGAATGTGAAGTGTGAGCGGACGGGTTTGGTGCGCGAAACCTCGCCGATAACGCTGTTGATGAACGCAGCCGTTGCAGGCAGGCCGTTCATGCTGTTCAGCGTGATTACGATGTCGAACGTGTAGGGTTCGCCGCTGCCGCCGGGTTGCCACCATTCCCGCATGACAACGGCGCCGCCGAAGCTTTCGACGACGGCCCGGACGGAGGCGGCAGTGCCTTTGCCGCGCGCTATCTCGATCGCACGTCGCACACGCGCGCGCTTTACGTAGAGCGGCCAATCCGGAGCCCAGGAATCGAGCGACAGCGTCCACGCGAGCCACGGGAGCAGCGCTTCCGGGCAATCGTCCGGCGACCACAGGACGCGCAGGTCGGTGAAAATCGTGTCGAGGCGCTTGGTGGCCCGCTCGATGGCAAGTTCTAGCGTGGTTGCGTTCGGCGGCAGAAGGCTGTCGCTCATTCGCCGATACCGTCATAGGAAAGAGCCACGCTCTGGCAATAAGGCGCCTGACTTCGATCGCAGACGATGTCGGCCTTCGGCTCGATGAGGGCGACGCGCTGCACGCCCTCGACATGCAAAGCCGCGTAGATGCCCGAGAGGGTAACGTCGCGCCCGAGCCGCATGCTGGCGGCGGTGTAGGCATCGATTTTTTTCTGGGCTTCGGCCAAGACGACGGCGCTGTCGGGTCCGGCAAAGGTCGAAATGGCCGCCTTGATCGTGTAGGTGACGATTTCGGCGGGAGCGACCGTGACGTGATCGGTCAAAGGGCGCCGCGTGTCGGCCGAGAGATAGCTCTCTACGGTGCTGCACAGTTGCGCTGTCGCCTGCTGGCCGGTTCGCGTCAGGATGTAGACAGTAACCGTGCCGGGTGTGGGGCTGACCGCCGATGCGTCGACCACATCGGCTGCGGCTGAAATGGCGTGGAAGACGTACGCACCTTCCGGCCCGGCGACGGAGTATCCTTCCGGTGCCAAGACGAGGCGTCGGCGAAATTCTTCGTCGCTCTCGTAGGTCGGGGCTATGCCTTGTTCGGAATTGCCCGGATCGAGCAAGAGGCGGGCAACGCCCAGGATTGCCGCTAAGTGGTCGAGGTCAGAACCTCTCGCGAAGGCTGGCATGACCGCGCGGGCAGCATCATTGATGCGCTGACGCAGGATCACTTCGCGATAGGCGAAGACCTGCAGCAGCTTCGTCACAGGATCACTTTCGAGCGGCGAAAAGTCGGGCATGACGCCGCGTGCCATAACTACGAGTTCTCCGAGGATGGTTTCGTAGTCGATCGTTTCGACGACGCCCGGTGCGGGCAGTTTCGATAAATCGACGGCGGTATAGGTGGCGGTGCTGACCATGCGCCCTATGTCGGCGGCAGGTCGGTCCGCTTGCTACAGCGTGCATTTGGAGAGGCGCACTCTCCAAGTGCCGTCAGGCGACGGCCTCGAAATGGGCCAAGAAGGCATCGAGTAGGGCGGTGCGATCGGCGGCGCTGAAGCCGAGGAGTTCGCGGGCCGGGTAGGCAATCGGCTTGGCTTTGCGCGACGGGCGGTCGCGAAGGCCTTCTTGGTGGATGCGGGCAATCTCGGCGGCACGCCCGGAAAATCCCACCCAGAATTGTAGATCGTCATTACCGGCGCGCAAAAAGCGGGATGATGCTAAGCGGCGGAACATCGCCTTTCGGCGAAGACTGCCGCCTCTGCGAAGCTTGCCCGCGCTCGCATTGCGGTACTGCGGCTCCACGGGAAGCCACCTAATCACCTTGTCGAAAAAGAAACTGCGAACGCCCTCGGCCTCAATGTCCCAGCCGGTCATCATGCGATTGGCGATGGTGTAGCTTTTGAGGATGACTTTGCGCGCTCCACCGGAACCACCGGAGGGGTAGAGAAACGATACGGCGTAGCGGCCCGGCGCCGGAGGCACTTTCTCTTTGCGCGGCGTGAAGCCGTTTCCATCCGGCGCAAGTTGGTGCGCAATGCGCGAGCGTTGGCTGTTGGCGATGTCGCGCGATATGCGCCGAAGCAGGGCGCGCCGCTTGGCCGGTGCGAGCTGCAGCAGAAGGGCACCCGCGGTGCGCTCGATCTGCTCGATATCGTCGGTCATGGCCCGGCCTCGGGCGGGACGCCGGGAATGAGAACGGCGGCGGGGTCTTTGGTCTCGGCGACCAGATCCGACCACGCGTAGCCTTGGCGCATCAAGGCATCAAGCCCAGGAACCAACTCACGGGGAAAGGGCTGCGGCGCCGGATGCGAAACATCAAACCCGCTACCATCCGTGCGGCGCGTGACTAGGACGGGCTCGGTGACTTCCACGGTGAATTCGATGTCGGCGCAATTGCTGTCGAGGATTTCGGCCTGGAACTGGAACGCGTCGGCTTCGGCACGCTGCAAGAGGTCGGGCTGCTCGCGCTCGATCCAGGCCAGCATGGGAACAACGATCTCGTCGGCATCGCCGGGGTAATCACAAATCAGGACCGTGAGCGTGAAGCGATACTCGAACGACATGCTTTTTCCCGCACGGGAGCAAATCGTGCCCTTGTCGAGATAGATCTGCAGCTTGTCGGGCGCGGCAGCCAGAAAAGGAACGCAAGACGTAAGCCACGCGCGAAGGTCATTTGTTTTGCGCATTGGGCGTTCCGCAAGGCTGCCCGCCATTCCAGGTGGCAAGGCGATCGAACCGACCTCTTAGCTCGCCGTACGCCTTGGCAAGGCGCATAGCGCCATCACGAACCGGCGCGGGCATCACAGCCCAGGTGTCGGCCGGGAAGCCTTCGGGGGCATCCGGACAGACCAGAAGGTCGGCCGGTGGCGTCGACTTGACCGCGACGGCAACCGTTTGGGTCAGAGGTTCAGCGGGTGGCCGGTTCGCGCAAGCCCCCAAGGCGATTGAGAGCGAGAAACCAGTCGCCGCCGACACGATCCGTCTTGTCGATTTTTGCATTCTCTTGCTCCATACGCCGCAACGCATCGGCGGTGACTTCCATCTGTTTGCGCGCCGTCGTCAGATCGGCAGAGGCTAGGCGCTGTTGTTCGTTCATGGCGTCGGCAAGTACCTTCGCCGAGGCTTCGCTATGGGTGCGATTGAGTTCGGCAAGCGCGAGGACGCGTTCGCCACACGCCGCGCCACGGCTAGCGCCAGAGCCGCTAAAGGTGGTTCCGGCCGCAGCACACGTCGTTTTGGCCCAGGCGGAGAGCGCATCTCGGTCGGCGCTTGCCGTTGCGCCCCACGCATAGAGCGCGGCGCCCGCCGCGATCAGGACATAAATGAGGATGGCCTCACGGTTGCCCGCCAGCTTAGAAATGAGCGTCAAAATCACGAGAGTACCTCCGATAGCCAACTCGAAACCTCTGCCGACACCTCGAAGCACGGGCAGGCCTTGACCCATTCCGAGGGCTCGATGCGGCCGTTGCCATTGGTATCGGGTGAGAGGTCGCGGTGACCTTTGATCCTGTCCGCACGGATCGCGTAGCGTGTGGCGATGTCGCGTACGAGGCGGGCAAGCGCTGCCTTCTGAGCGGACGTACGGGTGTCCTTGGGTTTTCCCGCCGCATCAAGTCCGCCGACATAGACGATCCCGATGGACGTTGTGTTGTATCCGGCGGCGTTGGCGCCGATCTCGTCTTCGCGTCGGCCGGAGTGAACCGTTCCGTCCGTGTAGATCACGTAATGATAGCCGCAGGGACGCGATGCACCGGCGCCGAAGCCGCGCGCGCGGTGATCGCGATCGATGTCAGCAACCGTGTAGGCGCGCCCTTCCTTGGTGGCGGTGCAGTGAATGTTGATGCGATCGATGTGGCGCATGGTTTAGCCCTTGTTGCCGAGGAAACGGTCGGCGATACGCGCCGGAATGGTCGCGAGCGTGTCCTTGACCGCACGGATCACAACCGGCGTTGCATCAAACGCGACCAGGGCGATGCCGAAGGCGATGCTTTGGGCGGCAAATTCATTCCAGCCGGTCAGGGCGATAATGCCCGCCGTCGCATAGTAGGAGACGGTAGAGCCGACGATCCACTGCAGGAAGCGGTGTTTCCAGTTGATGCCGGGTTTCCAGACCTGCGCCACGGCAGAGCCGATGAGGCTCGGGAACAATGCCGCGATCACGTCGCACGCCACTTCGAGTTTGTGCATCTTTAGTCCCATAGTTGTACGAGTTTGCGCGTTTGGCTCTGTTCTGCCGGAGTGTTCGGCACAGTGATCTTGGTTCCCGCGGGAAGGATTGCGCCAAGCGCGGCGACACCGGGGTTAGCCGCCAGCGTCGGGCCGACACCGGCCGGCCCAAGCCCCGCATCGCGCCACAGGAGCGTGTCGAGCGTGTCGCCTTGCCGAGCGATGAGGGTGAGAGCGGTCATCAAATCAGCTCGACGTTAATGCGAAGGACGGCGAGGATATCGCGAACGGCATAGGTCGCATCGCGCCGGAGCTGATCGGCCGCGCCGTCGAGTTCGTCGACGGCCTTGCCGCCCGCCGCCGTGGTGTCGTAGTCGCGCAAGCGCTCGATGAGCTCGGCCTTGGCAAACAGAGCGACGGCACGGGTGTAGAGGTGGACGAGGCGCGATTTGCCGTCGATCAGGGGCGCGGGCACCGTTTCCAGGCGGGCAAACCCAAGGGAACGCTGCCGTGCCGCCCAGGCGGCGAGGTCGCGCTCTACGGTGATCATGGCGGCAATGGTGGAGGCACGAAGCCGGTCGTTGTCCACGGCCATGGTGACCCGGCCGGTCGCGCGGATCATTTGAAGATCGATGTCGGGAAAGAAGCCGTCATTGGCAATCGGCGCGACCGGTGTTGCCGGAGCTTCCGGGTTTGACGGCGACGGAGGAAGGGCAACAAAGGACATTGGTGTTCCTACTGCCCCCGGCTCTCGGCGGTGAGGATTGCGGTTGGCTAGGGCGTAGAGCCCGACAACTCGCGATCCGCCGCCGAGGCGCCGGGGGCAAGCTCGATCCGGCTTAGCCGGTGTTCTTTTCGGCGGCGCGAAGGGCGCGCTCGATCTTCTCGATGTTCTTCTTGCAGCCGGAATAAGCGTCGTAGCTTTGCGCCCGCTTGAAGGCTTCGAACGCCTGGCGCTGCAGGGCGATCGCATCGGCGGCGCCGTCTGCCCCTGCCTGCCGGGCAATCTCAAGACCGATCGCCTTTGCGAGTTTGGCGCGGACTTGGTCGGGCATGTCGGCTTCGGCGGTCAATTCGGAGGTGGCGTTGAGGATGTCGAGCGCAAAGGCCTCGCCGCTTCCAAGCGCGCGAAGGGCCGCGTCGGCGATTTCCTCGGTCACCGTGGTTGCCGCGTCCCGGTTATAGCGGGCGGGCATCGGCAGATCGTGGCGCAGCATATGGGCGGCGAGCGTGAGCGCACCGGCATAATCGCCGGTATCGATCCGCCAGACCATCATGGTGCCGAAGATGTCGTCGGTGGCAGTATCGCCGCGCTCGGCTTGCTCCAGAATACCGGCGCAGAACGCCTCGTAGGCGGGCAGCATTTCCCGCTTGGCAGCGATCTTGGACTTGACCGACTTGATGGCGTGAAGGCGCTGCAAATCGGCCTGAAAGCGCATGCGGATCTGCGCGGCAATAATACCGCCAGCGGGATCGCTCCCGCTGGCGGCGCTCGCGCCATCACCGGTGACGCCTGAAGCCGCTGCGGTAGCTGCAACGATGCGTCCGGCCATGCGTTCACGGTGACGGCGTGCAAGACTCATGATTAGGCCTTCTTGCCCATGACGATGTTTTCGACAAAGGCGGAAAGGCCGTAGTCTTCGACGACGTAGGCCTCGTTCCAGCTCTCGAAGTTCTTGATGCAGTCCTCGTCAGGCACCTCGATGATGTGGCGGCGGCGGGTGCCGTCCTGCCAATAGATCGAGAGGTTTTCGAGCGTGGTGACCAGCATGGCATTGGCCGGGAAGTAGGGGACGCTGATCGCCGGTTTGCCGCCGAGCTGCTTTGCCGAGCGCAAAATCTGGTCGCGCGCCACGATCTCGGTCGCGGTGTCGCCTGCCTTGTTGATGATCGGAAAGTACTTGTCGTGCATCAAATCGCTGCCGCAGATCACGACAAGGCCCGGGTCCTCGCGCGCCCACGGGTCCAGCAACTGCATGGCGTCGGTCGCAAGCGCATCGAGGTTCTGGAAATCGACGCCCGTTCCCAGAACGCCATCGCCGACGTAAATGTGACCGGCATCGATATCGCCCTTGGCAAGGTGGCGCTCCGGCGCGTTCTGGCGGATCTTCTCCAGCCAGCCGACATTGACGTCTTCGAGCAACGGATGTGCGGCCTTGTCAGTATTGTCGGCGACCGTCTTGCCGTTCCAGCCGATCATGATGCGGTCGAGGCCTTGGCGCTTGACGATCACATCGCGGATACGGGTCTGGAAGTCCGGGAACTTGGCCCAGGCGTCCAGCTTGGCATAGGTGATATGGGTGTCGCTGTTGGTCTTCTTGCACGCATAGCGGTTCGACTTCAGACCGGTCGGGTCGACGGTCCCGCGCTTCTTGCCGCCACTCGTATCGGTGCGGCTGGCAATGGGGCCGGAGACGATCAGGCCGAGCGCTTCGCCTTCCTGTTCGTCGACCGGAACGATGTTGATCTGAGACAGGAATTCGCTCGATTCCTGGGTTGCCTCTTCGAGCTTCTGCTGAACGGTCGGCTCTACCGAGAACGTCGAGGTCACGTCGCTGGCATCGGCAAGCGCATTCAGTTCGGCAATGCGGGCCGTATATTCTTTCCAGCGAGCGCGGGTCTGTTTCTTCATGAGAAAGCCTTTCGGGGTGTTGGGACGATGGCGGGATTAGCAGTCCGTGAGGATGGCGGTACCGCTGCCGGTAGCCGGAGCGCGAACCGGCTGCGGTCGTTCAGTCGTTTCCAGGTGTGCTTTGAGGGCCGACAACTCCTCGCGGAGTGCTGCAATCGCGCCGTCTTGCGCTTCGCTCTTGCGGGTCACCGCATCGGAGAATTCCGCCAGTAGATCGCGGAGAGTCGAAAGCTGCATATCGGACTGGGTGGCATCCGAGGCTGGTTTCTGCGGTTCGCCCTTGCCGGTGATACGCTCGATCAGCGCGCTAAACTTGGCGGCGAATGCGGCGAAGCCATCGGCAGGCGGGGCGTCACTCGCGTCTTCGAGCGCAATGTCGGCCTCGGTTGCAGCGGTGAAGAGGTTGTCCGGCGCGCTCTTGCGGGCATCGAACATCGGCTTCAGCGCGGAGAAGGAAAGGGCTTCGACGCCGAGGCTCGCAGGCGTATCGGTAACGGCGAGGCCGACGAGGCCAGCTTTGCCGGTCTGCGCAAAATTGGGCGATACCTCGATCGAGGTGAAGACTTTCTGCCCGGCGCGCACCGTCGACACGAGCTGATCGTTGGCGTCGAGCTGGGCGAAGAGGGCCAAGCGCTTGACCGGCTTGCCATCAAGGGCAAGTTCGATCTCTTCGGCCTTCAAGGCCGTCACCGAGCCGTAGGCATTGAACGGGGGCTCGGGCGAAAAACCCTTGATGTGTTCGCAGTTGATGCGGGCGGTATAGGTCGCTGGATCGTATCCGGCCGCCATCTGCTCAATCCAGTCGCGCGAGATTGTACGGCCATCGGTCGTGGCACCCTCAACTGCGACACGGAAGAAACGGGTTTTTGCCATACGGGCTGCCTCGAAGTTTGCGTGCGTTTCGTCTGAAGCGAAGAGGCCGCAAACCACTCAGTCCTAACAAGCCGTGCCACTTGGAGAGGTTTGCTCTCCAAGTGAAGCCTATGCGCGACGGCGCATCGGTGACGGCATCAATGGTGCATGTCCATTGAACCCATCCCGATGACGGTCATTGCGCAAACCCCGTTCGATGCGCGGCGGAAAGCCCGCTCGCTCTATTGGCGCGGATGGGGCGTCACTCAGGTCGCCGACGAGCTGGGCCTGAAGCGCACGACCGTCGAGTCTTGGAAGTGCCGGGACCGGTGGGACGAGGCTCCGAGCATCGCCAAACTCGAAGACTGCCTCGAAGTCCGCTTCATGGTCCTTGTTGCCAAGGAACAGAAGACCGGCGGCGACTTCAAGGAAATCGACCTCCTCGGCCGACAGATTGCCACTTTGGCCCGCGTTCGCCGCTACGAAGCGCCCGGCGGTCACGAAGGCGATCTCAACGAAAAGGTCGAGAACCGGAACAAGGGCCCGCGCAAGAAGCCGAAGCGCAATCACTTCACGGCCGAACAGGCCGCCAAGCTGCGCGAGATATTCGACGGGCAACTGTTCGAGTATCAGAAGATTTGGGCGGCGGCCGGTGATCAGCGCACCCGCATGATTTTGAAGTCCCGCCAGATCGGCGCGACGTACTACTTCGCCTTTGAAGCCCTGATCGATGCGGTCGAGACCGGCCGCAATCAAATCTTCCTTTCGGCCTCGCGTGCGCAGGCGTTGCAGTTTCGCAGCTACATCGTTGCGTTCGCCAAATTGGTCGGCGTTGATCTTTCTGGCGATCCGATGCTGGTCACCTCGGAAGTGGTCGGCACCGATCAGCCCGCCGCGGAACTGCACTTCCTCGGCACGAACTATCGCACGGCGCAGGGCCGTCACGGCAATTTCTACTTCGATGAGTTCTTCTGGGTGCACGGCTTCGAGGAGCTGAACAAAGTCGCCTCCGGCATGGCGATGCACAAGAAGTGGCGGAAGACGTATTTCTCGACACCCTCGACAGTCGCCCATGCCGCCTATCCCTATTGGACCGGCGAGCGGCGCAATCGCAAGCGCAAGAAGGCCGATCGCGTCGAAATCGATATTACCCACGACGCCCTCGCCGCGGGGCGCATCTGCGAAGATCGCGTCTGGCGCCACATCGTGACGATCGAGGATGCGGAGCGGGGCGGCTGCGATCTCTTCGACCTCGAAGAGCTTCGCGACGAATATGCCCCCGACGAGTTCGCGAACCTCCTGATGTGCGAGTTCGTCGACGACAGCCTATCTGCGTTCAAGTTCAACGAACTAGTTGCTTGCGGCGTCGACAGTCTGGTCGAGTGGCGTGACTTCAACCCGGTGGCACAGCGGCCGTTCGGCACCAAAGCGGTCTGGGCCGGCTACGACCCGCAGGATAGTGCGGACGGCGATAATGCTGCCCTGGTTATCGCGGCGCCACCGGCAGAGGTCGGCGGCTCTTTCCGCCTGCTTGAGCGCCATCAATTGCGCGGCATGGATTTCGAGCAGCAAGCCGAATTCATTCGGGCCGTCCTCTCGAAATACAATTGCGTCTATCTCGGCATCGATGCCACCGGCATCGGCTCGGCCGTCTATCAGCTTGTCGCCAAGTGGATGCCGCGCGTCACGCGCATCGACTATTCCATTGAGGTGAAGGCGACCATGGTGATGAAGGCGCAGAACGTCGTCTCGCGTGGCCGTATCGCCTTTGATGCCAGTTGGTCCGATCTCATCGGCAGCTTTTTGGCGATCAAGAAAACGCTCACGGCAAGCGGGCGGTCCATCACATTCAAAGCCGGGCGTGGTTCGGTCACCAGTCATGCCGATCTCGCTTGGGCAACGATGCACATCCTTTTGAATGAACCGCTCGACGGCAAGGCAAAGCCGGTCGGCAGCATGGAGATTATTTGATGAAGAAGCGGAAGCGGAAGCCGACGGCGCAGACGGCTGGGCCGCAGAAAACGCAAGTGTTCACCTTCGGCGATCCTGAGCCGGTTTTGAACCGCCGCATGCTGCTCGACCATCTCGAATGCCGAGATAATGGCCGGTGGTACTATCCGCCGATTCCGCTCGAAGGTCTGGCACGCGCCTTCTATGCCTCTCCCCATCATGCCAGCGCGATCCAGCTCAAGCGCAACCTGATTGTGGGTTCGTTCAAGCCGACGCGGTTTCTGGACCGCGTGAGCTTCAAGGCGTTGGTTCAGGACTATCTGGTTTTTGGCAACGGCTATGTCGAGCGCTACGACAACATGCTCGGAAAGCCATTGCGGGTCGGGCATCTGCTCGCGAAGTATATGCGGCGTGGCGTGAAAGCAGGCGATTGGTGGCTCGAACGAAACGCATACGATGTCGACCAGCTAGTGCCCGGCTCGGTGTTTCAACTGCGCCAGCCTGACGTGAACCAAGAAATTTATGGCTTGCCGGAATATCTTGCGGCTCTGAACGCCTCTCTCCTGAACGAGGCCGCCACCCTGTTCCGCCGCAAGTACTACGAGAACGGCTCGCATGCCGGGTTCATCTTGTATGCTACGGGTGATTTTCCGGAAGGCGAAATCGCAGCGGTCAAGGATGCGTTACGCAAGTCCAAGGGGCCGGGGAATTTCCGCAATCTGGTCATTCATGCCCCGAACGGAAAGGTGGACGGCATCAAGCTCTTGCCGGTCGCAGAGGTTGCCGCCAAGGACGAGTTCCTCGGCATCAAGAACACCACGCGTGACGATGTGCTTGCATCACACCGGGTGCCGCCGCAGTTGCTCGGAATTGTCCCGACCAACGCGGGCGGCTTCGGCAAGGTGTCGGAAGCGGCTGCCACGTTCTTCGACATGGAAATCAGGCCGATCATGCGCGAGTTCGAAGCGCTGAACGAATGGCTGGGCGTGGAGGCCGTCGCCTGGGATGTGCCGCCGACGCCCGACACGGCGCCCTAATCCCGCAACGATATCTGAATCGGAAAGCCGCCGGACGCCTTCCGGCGGTTTTTTTTTGCCCCGAGTGTTGAGCCTGGGTCGATCGGCGGGTGCCCGGCAGATACTGGCCGCTGTGGACTCAGGGGAGGGGCGTGGCGGCCGATTGTTCTGCGCGTCCGAGAGGCGGCACTGCCTATCGGCGGGGCCAGGCGCCTCGCGCTGTGTCCCTATCGGGGTTTGGGGCGGCAGGGCTTGGCGGCACCCCGACCAACGCGCTAATTCCCCCGCCTCGCCAGCGCGCTTTTCGTGTTAGTTTCGACGCACTTAAGCACCCATGGGGCGGGGGTGGAAAAGCAAGGCCGTTGCGGGGCCATTTTGCGAATCTGTGAGCGGAGTGGGTGTTGCACTTTGATGCGATTAAGCCAGCGAGGACGCGGACGACCGCCAGAATGGTAGTTGGGGAACGGATCGCAAACCGAAGCACTAGTGCAGCTCTAGAGAGCCTCGGCTTCCGGCCACTAGTATCGATGACGGACGTGATGTGAATTGTCATTCGCTGCTGCTGCGCCGCGCTTTTCCGCGGGTTCTGCAATTCTGCGGGTCGAGAACTCGCATTTTGGCCAGCCGCTGCATCTTAGCCAAGGAACTGGTCGACCGAGGGTGAGGACTGAACGCCCAATCCCGGCTTCGAGAGGCTTTCCGCAATGCGGACAGCTCTCGCCGGGGCGCCAATTCTTGGGTCGAGCACCAATTACTGCTGCGAGCATTCTTGCGATGCGCCTCAGTGCACCCATGTGCCCTCTCGTTCCAAGGAGTAAAGGTACACGCAAGCGCCGTTAGCCAAAAGAGCCTGATACGATCCGGATCAGGAAATTCTTTAGTTTCGCCGCAAGTCGCCGCTCGAAATTTGGTCCGCTCCGCTCAGCGTTATGGCGATTTCCGCGTTAAAGCGCTTTTGCTCTTCGGGGCTCAGATTGGCCATCCGAAACCGGATGTGGTCAGATATTTTCTGCCAATCACCGCCACATTGCTCGAACGCTTCCCTGGTCCATTCCTGCAAACTCAGCGCAAGCCCCTTGTTCTGGCACATCGCAACCTCATCGTTTTTGTAGAGCGGCCTTCACAAAATTCGAGTTCACCGACAGACCGTCCCCGGTCAGTTTGTTTGAACTAGGGGAGGGCTTGCCATCATGGATGACAATTCGAGCACGACTGCGGCGGGACATAACGCAATTCATGTGGAGATCGTTAAGACGCCTGAGCAATTGCAGCACGCGTACACAATTCGGGCGATCTGCTGGATGGAAGAAAAGGGCGTGGCGGCGGGATTGTCGTTCGACGGGAACGATTTACAGGCCACCCATGTGGTGATTTACGCTGGCGATGAGCCAATCGGGGCTTTGCGTATTCGGTGGTTCCGCGAATTTGCAGAACTCGAACGCACCGCAATGCGCAAGGCATATCGCAATCCGCGGTATCTCAAGATGGCTGCGGAACACATCTTCAAACACATTGCGCGGAAGGGCTATTCTGTAGTGGTTACCCATGCCGCCCCGCTCTATGCCAGGCTATGGGAGCGCATGCTCGGTTTTAAGCCGGTTGAGGGCAAACCCCCAGCGGTGTTTGCTGGTCATCCCGAGCCATACATCGAACTCATCAAGGTACTCGACGTGCCCGATGATGCGATCTCACTCGCATCGGATGCGCAGATTATCTTCAGAACAGAGGGTGAGTGGGATGTCACATCACGCTTCGAAGGCAGCTAG